GTCTCATTTAGCGACGCCAACATCAGTACAGAAGCCAAGGACATCCCAATCCTTCCACTACTACTAGGCGTGGACTTCAACGTGGACCCAATGACGGGAATCTGCGCGGTCAAAGACAACGACACCCTCTACGTTTTCGACGAAATCCACCTAACAGGCGGCGCCACCACCTGGGACTTCACGGAAGAAGTAATCCGCCGCTACGGCCTGGAACGTCGCATCATGGCCTGCCCGGACCCAACAGGCGGCGCCCGCAAAACCCAAGGCGTAGGCGCAACCGACCACAACATCCTACGAAAATCCGGGTTCCGCGTTTGCGCACCCCGCAGCCCGTGGAAAGTACGCGACAAAATCACCGCCGTCAACACCGCGCTTTTAGACGCCACTGGAACGCACCGCTGCTACATCCACCCACGCTGCAAGGAACTAATCAAATCATTCCGCAGCCTGACCTACTCCCCTGGAACGGGCCTACCGAACAAAAATTTAGGCGTAGACCACGCATTTGACGCCTTCGGCTACCTATGCCTGCAACAATTCAACCTCGCGAAATCAGGCGTAATGGGCAAAACTTCATATAGGTTGTATTGAGCTACACAAACCAATGGTTAATTACGAGGGCCCAAAAAAGCGAACCCGTGGTGATAAACGCGCCCAAGAATATATCGAAGCGCGGCAACGTCGCATGTACCGCCACCAACTTGACGGCCACAGCGTGCGTCAAATCGTATATGAGCACAGTGCCCGCGAAGGAATAAGCATCCCCACTGCCTGGCGCGACTGGGACCAAGTAAAACAATGGACCGAAGAAGACTGGATCCGCGACCGCGAAGCAATGCTGGGCCGCATCCAAACCATGCGTCTCCGCGTCGTCCACGCCGCCATGAAAAAGGGCCACTACCAAGTCGCCGCCCAAGTTTTGGATTCCCTGGGACGTGTTCTCGGCGAAAATACCCCCGAACAAGTATCCGTCCAAGTACCATCCCTAAATATCCAAGTCGAACCCAAAGTAGTTACCGCCCAACTACCCGAAAGCGACGTAATCGAAGCCGAAATAACACCCCAAAAAGAGGTAGATTCAGTTGAACCCCGCGAATAAATCAATGCCCGGACACTACGGCCAAGGCAAAAAGAAGAAGCCCAAGGGAAAGAAAGGCCCCAAGAAGTAGAATATGGACAGCTGTCGCGATTTCCATGGCAAAACGCGGTTTATACGCCAATATCCACGCCAAGCGTAAGCGCATCAAGGCTGGCGCGGACGAAAAGATGCGCAAACCAGGCTCAAAAGGCGCTCCAACCGCTGGAGCGTTCAAAAAGGCAGCTAAAACCGCTAAAAAATCGAGGAAAAAGTAATGCCTGCTGTTGCTACCACCTCTGTTGACCGATTTACAAACGTCGTCGAGCACACTGGGGCAACGATGTCCGCTGTGGGCGATTCGTTTGAGGTCACTGGCCACACCACCGAGTACAGCTTTGCAGCTGCGGTAACAAGCGAAGCAAATTTCACCTTGGCTTTAGAGGCCAACTTCAACGGCAACGGTAGCTGGTTCACTATTGACACCAGTAAAACCATCAATGCGTCTGGCCAATACGTCTACTTTTACAGTGGGAGGCCTGCATCTAAAATCCGCATGAGAATAGCGTCCATTTCTTCTGGAACGGTATCTCTCACACCCCACATTGTTGCGGCTTACCACGGTTAATGGGTACTCGAATCATCAGCGGTTTTTGCACCCATCTTGAGGTGGATTCCGAAAGCCGCACCACCGAAGCATCATTTGCCTTTATGACACCGCAAGATCCCGAAGATTTTGCGGGGCTGATGGTGCGTCTTGCTAGTGGTATCGAAGTAATGATTGAAGTAGAGGATGAAGATGATTGAGTATCGCGGCGAAAAATTCAGCGGTTATAACAAACCAAAGCGCACGCCAGGCCACGCAAAGAAAAGCCATGCGGTGCTTGCCAAAGAAGGCGACACGGTAAAGCTGATCCGTTTTGGCCAACAGGGCGTGACGGGCAGCCCAAAAAAAGAAAACGAAAGCGAATCCGCCCGCAAACGCCGCGAAGCATTTAAGAAACGCCACGCCGCTAATATCAAAAAAGGTAAAATGTCCGCCGCTTACTGGGCAAATCGCGAGAAATGGTAACTAAATGACCTATGCAGTTCCCGGCCAAATCCGCACCCACCTTGTAAGTTCCAACACGCTTGGTGGAGCTGACAGCCCGTTCACCCGCACGCAAGCGGTACTGGACATGATGAAGGGCTGGGAAATCATGAAGGCCGTGACCCTTGGCACGGAATACCTCCGCGAAAACAGCGAAGCATTTCTCCCAATCGAACCCCGCGAGGACTACACCGCGTATTTAGCGCGCGTAAACCGCGCAGTATTTTCACCATTTACCCAACGCCTGGTGCGTGCCGCCGCAGGGTTAATTCTGCGTAAACCAATCAGTTTGGTAGGCGACCCATATTGGACGGATATTTTCGCGAAGGATGTGGATGGTTGCGGCTCAGACCTAGACGAATATGCCCGCCGCCTGCTGCTGTGCTCCCTAAACTACGGGCATTGTCATACATTAGTAGATTTTCCGGCCCCAACGGGTGCCCGCAGCCTTGCGGAAGAACGCGAGCTTAACCGCCGCCCGTACTGGATCGAAATCGACCCAGAGAACATCTACGGCTGGCGCCTGGACCGTGAAGTCAACTATGGAAATCTCATTCAAGTCCGCATCAAAGAAAAAGCAGTAGTCCCTGACGGCGAATTTGGCGAGAAAGTTTACGACCAGATCCGTGTAATCGAGCCCGGCCAATACCGCATCTACCGCCAGGTCGAAACCAAAAAGGACATGCAGGGCGGTTTCCCATATCCAAACGCCTTCGACGCAACAGATGCCACCTCGGACTACGAATTAGTGGAGTCAGGCGACTACAGCCTGGGCCAAATCCCGCTGGTCACAACATATTCCGGCAAGAACGACACCCTTACAAGTAAGCCGCCCTTACTTGACATTGCCTATTTAAACCTGGCCCATTTCCAACGCCAAGCCGACCTAATCCACAGCCTGCACATTGCAAGCCAACCAACGCTAGTTCTCGAAGGCTGGGACGACCAAACCAAGGACATGGCTATCGGCGTGAACTACGCAATGGCCACGCAACCGGGCAACAAGGTTTACTACGTCGAACCAGCAGCCAGCGCATTTGAAGCGCAAGCCAACGAAATCCGCGAGCTACAGATGCAGATGGCCACCCTTGGCATCAGCACACTTAGCCAGCAAAAGTTTGTTGCCGAATCTGCCGACGCACGCCGCCTGGACCGTGTTGACACAAATTCAATGCTGTCGATGGTATCTCTTGACCTGGAACAAGCCCTACAAAAATCGTTTAATTTAGCCGCCGACTATGTAGGAATCGAACCACCCGAAGTAAAGATCAGCCGCGATTTTGACATCGACCGTTTAATCGGCCAAGACGTAACCGCGCTGACGGCATTGTTCGAGCAAGGTGTCCTGGGCCGCGACGAGTTCCGCCAAATCCTCGTCCAGGGTGAAATCCTTCCCACCGCTAGTGAGCAACAGCAGGCTGGTACTGAAACTGAGGACAGTGAGTCCGACCCAATTGACGACTAAACGCCAAGGCATAAGTTCTTGTAAACTACACAAGTAGACTAAACGAGTACATGGAGTATGCCTACATGGGCAAATCACTAGAAAAGGTACTAAAACCCGACGGTTCTGAAGTATGGGAACTCGTGGAATTACGCGAACCGCAGCCCGAACCAGAACCAGAACCCGAGGTATGCAAAGCTGTGCGTAAGCGCAAGCCATCAAAGCCTGCGGAAGAAACCCCTACCTCTACTTTTGACTTCTGACTATGGAAGAGCACGTCATCCAGGACACGCCCGTGGCGAGCCCTGACCAGCCTGTGGCTGCAGCCGACACCGCTCCACAGCAACAAGACTCGTCACTTGCTGCAAAAGCTGAATATGAAGCGCAACTTGCTGCATTAAAACAGCAAGCAGTTGAAGCCGAGGAACGTTTCCAAGGCATCAAAAGCAAGCTCGACGATGTCTACAAAAAGCAGGACGACCAGCGCAAGCAAACGCTGGAAGACCAAGGCCAATGGAAAGACCTTTGGGAAGAAGCGAACAAAAGCGCCCAAGAAAAGGACACACAAATCAGCGCACTGGAACGTCAGCTGGCAGACCTAAAGGTCTCCAACGAGGAGGCATCCATGCGTACAAAAGCTTTATCAGCGATCAGCCGAGCCGGTGCCATCAACGCCGAGCAGATGCTGCTGCTGGTACAAAACAACCTGCACAAAAAAGACAACGGCGACGTTGTAATTTTGGACAAAGGTGTCGAACAAGATATTACTAACTACCTAGGCAATTTAAAGAATCCTGGTTCAGGTTTTGAGCACCACTTCAAGCCCAGCAGTGCCGCTGGTATGGGAGCCAAGCCCACACCAAATTCTGCTATTGCCCCTGGGATGGCTAATCCATTCAAGGCCGGTAGTATTAACATAACGAGACAAATGCAACTAAAAGCAGAGGAGCCTGAACTTGCAGCTGTGCTGGAAAGGGAAGCTTCTTTGTAGCCCCGGTGGGGCTTGTCTCACCAAGTCCGTGGCTTGGACCCCGCACACACCTTTAACGTTGGTTTTCTAAGATGGCCGCACCATTTCAGAATTATTCCGGCGGTGTCCTTCTCGCGGACATCGTAAAGAGGAATAATCTCAGCACCTATGTGTCTGAGGCAGTAAAAGAGCGCAGCTTGTTCATCAAGTCTGGCGCTGTTGTCCGCAACCCATTGCTGGATGCCCGCGAAGGCGGCACCCGCATCCAGGTCCCCGAGTTCAATCCAGTATCTCCAACTGAGGAGATCATGGACGGTACAGCTACGTGGGGCACAAGCACCGCTGGCTACCTGACTCCACAGAAGATTGGCACCGGCACCCAGATCGCTTCCATCTGCCACCGCGGTTTCGCGTATGCAGTGGACGACGTTGCAATGTTGGCAGCGGGCGAAGACCCAATGCTTCACATCCGCAACCAGCTTGCCGATGCAATCAACAAGTTGAACAGCGCACGCCTGTTCTCGCAGCTTGCCGGTTTGTTTGGCACAGCATTGTCTGACCATTCTTTGGACAAGGCAGTTGCAGCAACTTCAGGACAAGGCGAAGCCAACTTCCTGACCGCAGCCAATTTGGCTGAGGCCCGCGCTGCCCTTGGCGAGCGTGGCGATGAGCTGGACACCTTGATTGTCCACCCATCCGTTGGTTTCTACCTGTATCAGGTTGGCCTTCTTACCTTCAGCACCTCTGCACTAGCTGCTTCTGGCGCAGTGACCTGGGGTGGTGGCGGCGTCGGCGTCGGTGCTCGCAGCATCGGCGAATTTGCTGGCTGCAACGTGATCATGGACCCACAGGTCAACACTGTGATCCCTGGCACGGCAACCCACGTCAAGGAGTTCCGCTGCTACCTGATGAAGGGTGGTTCAGTTCTGGAAGGCGTCCAGCAGGATCTGCGCATTGAAGCAGACCGCAACGTGCTCTCGAAGCAAGACGTGCTTTCTGTGGACTACCACACCGCCTATCACGTGATGGGCACCAAGTGGACTGACGCTGGTGACAACCCCACCAACGGCAACCTGGCCACTGCTAACAAGTGGGCAGCCACCTACGACATCGACCTGATCCCCATGGTCGAGCTGATCGTCAACAGCCCACTGGACACCAGCGCAATCGCCTGATAAGTCCAGCACAAGCTGATACTGCCCCGCTTCGGCGGGGTTTTTTATTGGGCTAAAATCAGGGAAAGTATCCCTGCAGTCTTGTGGCCGCAACAATTGATGCCACATTAAAGGGCGAAAGTTCCAACAGCTATGTAACGCTGGCGGAAGCAAACGCCTATTTCGAGACCGTCCCAAGTTCTTCAACCTGGGACGACAAAACTGACGACCAAAAAAACCGCGCCATCATCAGCGCAACCCGCTGGATCGACACTCTAAATTTCTACGGAGACCGTTGCAGTAACGGCCAAGCTTTGAGCTGGCCGCGCAACAACTACCACGTTGACCGGGTGGAACTTACATGTTCTGCCATTCCAACCGACATCAAATACGCCTCTTACGAGCTGGCACGCGCTTTAGCAAACGACACCGATGCTGTCACCGGTAACACCGGAACCGAAGGTTTATATGAAGAAGTCGAGCTAGGTGAACTAAAGGTGAAGTACAACACAGATAGCCAGGCAACTGGAGCTGTGAACAACATTTTTGATGTCTACCCCTGGTTACAGTCTTACCTCGGAGCCTTCACCTTGGGCGGTTCTGGGGGTTATCAAGTGCGCGTTGTTAGAGGATGAAATGTCAAAAATAGACGACACCTTTTCACCGATTCCAGCCCAGATCTTTAACGACTGGGGGCAGGACATCACGTACATCAAGACCACTACACCCCGCACCTACGACCCCACCACAGGGGATGTAACTGGAGCGGACACCAATGTCACGGTAAAGGGCATCATCAGCCGCCTTACCCCACGCGAATCCGAGGGCTTGTATCAAAGCACGGACGTAAAGATTCTGATTGGTACGGCAGAACTTGGCGATTATTACCCCACAGAAGCCGACCGTGTGCAGTATCCGCAGGCAGGTCAGACCCGCGAAGCCAAGATCATCGACATTCTGACCTATCGTGGTGACAAGCCGGTGTACCACACCCTTATCGTGAGGCCACAGTAATGGCTAAGGATTACGAGCGGTTTTTAGTTGATATAGACCGTTGGGTAAACGGAATTTTGTCCACGGATATTCGCGAGGCTGCGGAACAGACAGTCCGAGAGTTACAAGAAGCCGGTCCAGTTTGGTCAGGGGAGTTTGCCAACTCTTGGGTTATCGAGACATCAGGGGGATCAAAATCTGGTGGTTCAGGCGCAAAAACAACACCACAGCCTGTTGTCGGTCCTTTTTTGAGCGGCGCGGAACTCTACAGAAAGCCTGAAGTCAAGTACACGATTTACAACGTTGCGCGACATGCAGGCATTGCCATTGACTACGAGCAAGGGAACTTTTTTCGCCCGAAAGATTTTCCAGAGCCACTTCAAGAAAGTTTAAACCCAGGCATGGTTGAATACGGTGCAAGAAGCGCAAACATTCGCGGTAATTTAGATAAATCTGGTAAAGGGAACACCAGAACCGCCCCATTGGACTGGTACGACACCTATTTAAAAGGTGGGGGCATCGATAGGACAATTAAAGTGGCAATGGATCGAGCCTTTAGGAAATTTCCGCGATGAACTACCAAGCGATCCGGGCATCAATGGAGAACCCGTTACTGACGGCGTTTAACAACCTGTCTCCCGCAGTACCGGTGTATTTCGACAACATCACTGCTGTACCACCAAATACGACCACCGAGTACGTCCGCGTCAACATCACGTTCGGTCTAACCAACGAGCCAACGCTGACCTCTAGCGTGGATAATGCCCGTGGTGCGTTAGTAATCCGCTTGTTTACAGAAAAGGGGCGTGGTCCGGCCCGCAATCAAGAATTGGTAACAACTGCTGTAGACGTACTAGAAACAATTAATAACACATCCAAAACTACTACAGGCGTCTTCGTAAAAGTGGGAGAGATAAACGGTCCTACATTTTCAGCTACTGATGAATCACCACATTTTGTAGGCCGCATTGACACAGGCTATGTAGCAACTGTGCTGACTTAAATAGTCGCTAACCTGTAAGAAGCCGGGCAGTGCCCGCGGAGACCCTTATTCCCTGGTACGCCCAATGGCAACCACCGTTCTTTCCGGCACTTCAGGTGCCCTCTACTACAAGCCCGCTGGCACAACCAGCAGTTTTGCCGAGTCTAACGTCGATACTGGCGCAGACACCATCACTGTTGGAACCTACTTGAATTTAAAAGTAGGTGATCCTGTGCAGTTTAGTGTGATCAACACTCAAACTGGCGGCGCAGGCACAGGCACACTTCCCGCAGGACTCAGCCTTGCGACCACCTATTACGTTATTGCTTACACCGCCAGCACTGGAGTGCTGCAAGTGTCCGCAACTCTGGGCGGCGCGACAGTCACCATCACCGACGACGGTACAGCTGTTAGCCCTAACGCTTTTCAAGTTGCCTACGCCGAGTTTGCAGTAGTCGGACAGGTCCGTGACTGGAGCTTTGAAATCAACCGTGCTGAAATCGATGTAACCACCATCGGCCAAACCCCTGGTCAGTACGTTCCATTCCGCAGCTACATCTCCGGTTTCGGCGATGGTACGGGCAGCGCAACGGTCTACATGACCGACGAAGACGCTTCCCTTAGCAACCGCATGATCGAGGACGTGCTTCAGCGCAACCAAACTGGTGCTGCGTTCAAGCTTTACACCGACCAAGTGTTCAGCAGCGGTTCAGTGAACGAAGCCGCAAGCCGTTCCATTGAGTTTGAAGCAGTGCTGACTTCTGCCAGCATGAACGTCACCCCTGACGACGCACAGTCTGTAAGCGTAAGCTTCCGCCCATCCGGCACCCCAAGCTTCGACTTCAGCCAGACCTGATACAGTGCTACTTAAGTAGACATTTAGCCCCGGTTTTGCCGGGGTTTTTTATTGCGCTACGCTATAGTTAATTTATAGTCAAGTACAAATCATGCCCGCTGGATCTACTCGCGCCATTGATCGGTTGCGTAAAGCAGCAAATCTCCAGCCAAGCAAGCGCACAGTCGAGCTGTCTGACGGCACCACATTTGAGATGTGGATCAGCCCGCTAACCATGGCTGAACGCGAACGCGCCCAGAAGCAAGCCAAATCTGACGACGCTGGAGCGTTTGCTTTGCAGCTGTTAATTGCAAAAGCACAGGACGAAAGCGGCGCCAAGCTTTTTTCTGCCGGTGAAACCGATATTTTAAAGAACGAAGTCAAGGACAAAGACCTGCAGTCCTTGATGCTGGCCATTCTTGCTGACGAAGACGAAGAGCCAATGGACCCAAAATCCTAGTTGCGGAACTTCGCAAAGACAACTGGCTCATGCTGCAATTTGGCGTTGCCAAAGAGCTTGGCATGAGCTTGACCGAAGTCCGCACCACAATGACGCCCGAAGAATTGATCGGCTGGAGCGCCTATTTCCAGATCCTTAACGAGGACCAAGAAAAACAAATGGAAAAAGCCCGCCGCCGTAGGTAGACTATTCTGCGTCTAGAATAGAAAGCGACGTACCAGCTGTGGATCGTGGCATACAGAGCTGAAATTGAAATAGGCGTAAAGGGCACAGAGAAGCTGCGAAATCTTCGCAGCACTTTAGATGAAATTAACAAGAGAGTTACAAAATTAGACGAACTTGCAGAAACATTTCAGAGCCCAATACAAAGTATCGCAAGCTTTAATAGAGCCTTACAAACAGCATCAGAAACTTTACGTACAGTTGAATTAGCTCAGAAAGACGAAACTACCGCGATTAGAAACTATGTAACAGCGTTAGGCCAGGCTAACGAGGCTGCTGCTAGGCAAAACAGATTAATTGAAGCGGAAGTAACACTTAGAAATAAGGCCAAAAAATCAATAGAGACCCGGCAAAAGCGGGACGAATTTCTTGCCGGACCAGGCAGAACCATAGCTGCCGAAAAATCCGCCCAACGCGCAGCAAAAGAAAGCGCAAGACGCCAGCGTGAATTTAAAGAAATTGAAAATTACAACAGGTCTATATTTAAAATTGAACAAGGCTTTAATAACCAAATAAGAGGCTATGAAATAGATACACTACTTAAGACATTTAAACTAGAAGAAAATTTACAGGATAGAGCTTTTAGAAACGCGCTTGATTTAGATAGAAAAGAAGGTGCTGCTTTTGATGCAGAACTACGACGCCGCGTGCAAGCAACACAAGCAGCTGACCGGGCTGCTAGCGAAGCAAGACGACTTACGGGCCAAAGCAGCCCAATTGGTGGTGCGGTAAACATACCCGGCAGTCCTGCGGCTAAACGACGCACTGCAAATAGACAAGCCCTTACTAGGGGTGCAGGTATTGGTTTAGCAACTGCTAACATACCAGGCTCAAACATCGCCCAAGCGGCTGCGATTGGTGCAGGTTTTGGCGGTCCTAAGGGTGCAGCCATTGCAGCAAGTGTTGCTGCTGTATCACAGGCTATATCAGGTCTTGTCAGGTTAGGGCCCGAAGTCGCAAAAACTGAAGCTCAACTCAGCAAGCTAAGTATCGCTCTGCGTGGAATCCTAGGCAGTAAAAGTGCGGAAGGCTTCAGAGCAATCGACAAGGCTGCCCGTGACTTTAATCAGCCGATCTTAGATGCCACAAAAAACTTTACGCAATTAAGTGCCGCTGCAACAGCTAACGGCAACAGCGTTAAACAGACAGAAACTTTATACCGTGCTTTATCCGCTGCAACTAAAGCCACAGGTGGAGACGCACAAGACCTTAGCGGTGTATTACGAGCGGCAACCCAAGTCATATCAAAGGGCGTCGTAAGGTCCGAAGAACTGCGGGGGCAGATCGGCGACCGACTTCCTGGTGCGTTCCAGCTGTTTGCCCAAGCCACAAATCGTTCTGCGGAAGAACTACAGAAAGCCTTAGAGCAAGGCGAGGTTAGCGCAGACGAGTTTGTAACCACATTTGCAAACTTTATTCTCAATAAATATGAGCCTGCAGCCCTAAGAATCGGTGACTCCCCAGCCGAAGCTGGTGCCCGTCTAACCAAAGCACTAGAAGACGCCAACCGTGCAGCAGGACCATTACTGTTGGCCCTCGGAGCAAAATTCCAAGACTTTGCTACAGAGGCACTAAAAGCACTAACACCTCTTTTAGAAGGACTAGATCAAGCTTTTAACCTTGACAAACGCACCGCGAGAGGTTATGCGCGTGATTTAAAAGAGCTAGCTGACCTTGATGAGAAAATTACTACACAGGAAGACTTCCAGGAAAAAGCTATAGGGGTTCAGGCTGAAGCAACGATAGAAAGGGAAATAGCGCGTCTAGAGCAAAGAAGAAGTAGTGTTATAAGAGATATAAATGACTACCTTGCTAATGTAAAAAGCCCAAAAGCACTAACCCCATTAAAGCCAACAACAGAAACCCCAGACGTTCCAAAAGGCAGAGCTAAAGCCGACAAATCTGCAGAACGTGCCGCCCGAGAAGAAGAAAGGCTGCAAGAGCGTCTTGCTGCTCTGAGGATAGAGATTAACTTAATTGCAGCAAACGCTGATTTTAAACAAAAAATTACAGCTGCAGAAATTGCAGGAAACAAAGAGCTTGCAATCAAACTAAAAGCGCAACAAACCAGTAACACTATCCAAGCAAATGAAGAAAAAGCCCTTATACGAATAGACGATATACGAGAAAAAAATCTTGAAAGACAAAAAACAGCTGCAAAAATAAACGCAGCAAACGTAGCTGCTGCGGCAGAATTAGCAGTTTTTGAAGACCAAAAGCAGAAAGCTTTTGATGAGCAAATAGAAAGCCTTAATTTTCAATACGAAATTTTAACTGCAACAACAGTTGAAAAACAAAAGCAGCTAGAGATCGAGCAACAAATGGCAGCATTAAAAGGTAAGGACTTCACGCCAGAGCAATTAGAGAAAATAAAAGCCGCAAAAGAAAAATTAGACATTGGTCCAATTCAAACTTATATAAACGAGCTTCAGCGTAGTCTTAGTGACACAGAAAGCATGGTTGTGAGCCTTGCGCAGTCTGTTGAAAGTTCGCTGGCAACTGCAATGTCATCTGCTGTGCAGACACTTATCACAGGCACTGGTTCAGTCAAGGAAGCCTTTAGTACCATGTTCGCCGACATCGGTAAAGCCTTTATCGATATGGCGACTCAGATGATTGCTAAGGCGTTAATCATGAAGGCGCTAGGAATACTTAGCAGCGCCTTTGGCGGTGGCGGTGGTGGTGGTGGTATTGGCTTTAACCCCAGCGCCCCAAGCATTACTGGAAATAGCATCGGCGATTTTGGAGGCGGCACACCTTTCTTTGCCGAAGGTGGTTACGTTACCGGCCCAACCAGTGCTGTAGTTGGAGAAGGTGGCGAACCTGAATACATCATCCCAGAATCGAAGATGCGTGAAAGCATGGGACGTTATTCCAGAGGTTCACGCGGTAACTCTGTTATCCCCGCAAACGGTGGAGGCGGTGACGCATCTGGCGGTGGAACGGCAACACTTGCCCCAATTGACGTTCGCTATACCGTGGAACGCATCAACTCAGTGGATTACGTTACTGCTGATCAGTTCCAAGCCGGAATGAGGGAAGCAGCCAGCAGCGGTGCAAGGCAAGGCGAACAACGTGCTTTGTCTACGCTGAGGCAGAACACGACGCAGCGTAGGAGGATTGGAATCTAATGGCTGACTCAACGCTTGCCTTTGCTCACTACCTGACACTTCGCACGCCAGTGGCTCAGGGAGGCTTTTCGTTCCAAAACTATTGGGTAAACGAGGACGCCCCATTCTTCAACGTAAACACAGGAGCGAGAGTCAATTTTGCATTTTTGCCCTTTGCATTTTCTGGGTCAACAGTGACTAAAGCTGGAGACAATCAGCCTGCATCCATCGCTTTCCCAAACAACGAGCTAAGTCGTCCCTTTGCAACGATTGCTGTTCAGGATCAATACATCGCAAACGTTAGAACTGTTTTGATCAACCCAGACAACAGGGAAGATTACACATTGATCAGCCGTTATGTCGGGCAGATTGTATCTGCAAAATGGTCGTCAGTAGCCTTGACGCTTGAGCTTGCTTCAGTGTTTGACGCTGTTGGATCTGACGTTCCACGCAAGCGTTTGAATCGTCAGCTAGTGGGCAGTTTGCCTCTCACCAGCCGAGTCAGAGTGTCTTGACTGATCTTATTGATTTAATTGGACGGCCTTACCGTCTTGGCGCTGATGGAACGGAAGAGGATGGCGCAATCGACTGCATCCATCTGGTTTACATAGCTTTGGATCGTCTGGGCATTGAAACCCCGCAATTTAAAGAGTCTTGGTACGGGCAAACGGTTAAGCAGTTTGGGCGTGATCTGTTGCGGTGGGGCGATCGAGTTGATCGGCCTCAGTATGATGGAGATGTGCTATTGCTAAGCGAGGGCAGTCCTGTCTTTGCGGTCTTTTGGAACAAAGGATGTCTCTACATAAATCTGCATCTGAACGCGGTGGCATGGAGCCCTATAGGCACAGAGTCGTTCAGCCACTGCTTCCGTACGAAAAGCGTTTAATAAGTGCTCTTGGTTGCAGTGAAGAAGAGTATCGTCATTTTTCAGCAGAAGTAGAACGTAAAAGCAAAAAAAGGCCGGAAGAATACGCGCATGTTCCTGACGTTAGGAACACCGGCTTTGAGCCTATTATAATCAGTCTCGTTCTTGGCGTTATTTCTACAGCAGCGTCTTACCTATTAGCTCCTAAACCAAAGCAACCAGACCAACCAGCTGAGATCCGGCGTCGCCAGCTTGGCAGCCAGTCTGGGCGTACTATCTTTTCGCCTAGCTTCGGCTTTGATACAGCGCAAGAGCTTGCGGCTTATGGCAACGTTGTGCCTATTGTTTTTACTCGTAGAGAAGACACTTATGAAACAGGCGGACTGTTAATTTCTCCGCAGCTTGTTTGGTCTCGGATGAAGAGCTGGGGAGGTTATCAAGTTGCGGAGATTGTTGCAGTTGCAGGCCAAGGCAACATAGCCAAGCCTGACCTCGCAGGAATTTTCCTTGGCAACAATGCTCTTGATGGTATTTACGAAACCTATTTTGATTTTTATTGGAACGGTGGCTTTGAGGTATTGGGCGGCGGTAGTCGTTTGCGTGCATATAACTTGCGATATGGAGACCTTAGGATTGACGGCAACAACGACAACCCAGGGATAAGCGGAAGCGATCAAGCGTTTTATTGCCCAACACGTGAAGGCGCAAATCAACCTGGTTTTTGTGGAGCGTTTAGCCCAACATCTCAAACGCGATTTGGGGTTTATTCCGGGATCCCAAACGGCACACCAGCTCGACCTGACTGGAAAGTGATTTCACTTTTGGACTCTGGTGAAGACGAGCAAAGAGACGAAGCGGCAACACAGATGCGAAAATACGTCGATGGGTATTTAGCCGTTACTCACCCTTATGGAGGTGGTATTGACGATGGAACGACAACTGCGGGGATGCCTGGAACGGGGGTGAACTACTGCCGTCGAATTGGAGTTATTGAACATTATCCTGTAGGCGGTGGCGTTAATACTGTTACTCATACTATTGAAGCCAGCAGGACTAAAGCAAATCAGACTCTTGAGAAGTGGGGAAATTTAACTCGCGAAGTCGAGGTCAACCCAGGCGACAAGATCGTAATTTTGCTTGGCAAAGGAAAGCAAGAAGCTGAGCCTTTTCCGATCGTAGGAGACCACGATTTTCCTCCAGCTGATCTAAGCGACATAAGGTCTTTAATCCAAGGAGAATCCACTCGTTACGATCAGTTGTTGAGCCAAGGTTCAACATGGATGATTGGGAGGTCCACCTGGCAAGTCATTGAGCGCCCTAACGAAAGGTACGACCCAGAAAGGCATTCAGCAAATGGATTCAGAATTACTCTGAAGTGCTTGGAAGGCTGGAGCCGCAATCAGCGCAAGATTGGCATTGTGGACCGTGCAGCAATCGAGCAAGAAAAGTATTTGCCGTTTTCAGACATCGAAGAGTCATACTATCCAATCCTTAAGTATGAGATTGGCACGTTCCAGAACACTAGGGCTTGTGACGTAACTGAGATTGGCATTAAGTCTCAGGTGTGGGCAAAATTCAATGGAATAACAAATTTTAACACGCTAAAATCTCCGGGCATAATGTACCGATTAAACGAGAAAGATATTCAGGTTACTGGAGGGAAGATGACAACCTACGCCCATAGGATGTCATTGTTTGCGCTTGATGTGCGTTTAAGTGATTACGACGCGACGGCTACAAGCAACCAAGGCTGGACAAATCTAGGGCCATATCTTTTCGCGGTGGTAGGAGATTCGCCTGTTGACATTTACTCGTTTATCAGGGTGACTCACCCTTCGCACAATCAGTTTGAGTACAGACTGAGACCTTTTAATAGCGCCATTCCAACACAGCAAAGCGCAGGGACAAACACTGTTTTTGTTCTTGATGGAGCGAGAACACCGTTGCAAAGCTGGACATTTGCAACATACCTTGGAACGTTTACGCTTGCTGGCAGAGGGTACTTTGCTCAGCCAATCGACTACTTTACCCATCTAGAGATGGCTATTGTTCCCGAGTTAATAACAGACGACGATGGAAAAGTTAACCTTGTATACGGAGGCTTCCAGCCAGACCCCTCAAAGAAAGATGTCAGCTTGGTAAGCATCACGGCAAACGAAACAGCCGGTATTTACACGGTGGGGCAAGCAATTGAACCAAGAACTTTAAGCAATATTTTGTCCATTGTTGCGGCTGAGGATCCTTATTTTGACAATATTCCAGTAGGCACGCAAAAGAATGTTAATTGGCAATATACAAGAGATTCAGGGCGTGAAGTCTACATGGACATGTCAATTCGATCTGTTGAAGTTAACTACGACGGAACGCCTAGGAATAGGTGGTGGGAAATCGCAGCCACAACCATCAGAGACCTGAACGGCGAGTGGAACGCAGGCGATACGTTTGTCAAGTTTGCGCGAAATACAAACGGGATTCAGTTTGCTTTTAAGTATGAGATTGTTTACGGCTCAACCTATCAAGAGTTTGATACTCCTCAGTTTGCCACCAGACTATTCCAGCGTTATAGCGGAGTGGCCGAAGTTTCGCATTATGGGGATTTAATTAGTCGCAGCTGTGATGACAGCCCTGAGCATGAAGTTATTTATGTAAACGAAACGCTTAGCGAAGAGGATCCTGTCGATTATCAAGGATGCGCCATGGCTGGGTTGAAGTTGAAGTCAAGCGATAATTTTACGCAGCTTGACCAGCTTCGCTGTTATTTAAAAAATGGGCTTGAGGTGGAACGATTGCTGGATGGTGACGTTGGGGCTAGCAATCTACTTACCGACTTGATGTGGTATTTAACCACAAATAAAGACACCGGAGTCGGTTCAATTGTTCATGCTGGTTTGATCGACCGTGATGCGTTGATTGTAACCGCCAAGTATTTACGAGCTAATCAGCTGTTTTGGGATGATGTAATTGCTGAGCCTATCAATCTTCGCAGCTGGCTTGCTGCGCAAGCTCCTAGCGTCTTGTGCTTTACAAGCATGAAAAACGGCAGAATGTCGCTTGAGCCTGCTCTTCCTTACCGCAGTAGCGATGGGGTCATTGATGCATCTCAACCGGTAACAATCTCGGGAATGTTCACTGAGGGCAACATCATTGAAGACAGCCTAGAGATCAATTGGCTAGAGCTGGAAGAAAGAAAGCTGTTCCAATCTTCAATTCTTTACACTCGATCTAGGGTTAATCAGTTCCCAGAGCAAAGAACCCTTGTCTGTCGTTATACGGACGTGCCAAACAGTTCAGAACTTCCTGTTGAGGAGTTTGATTTTTCTCATATTCACAGCACCGAGCACGCAAAGAAAGTTGCTAGATACTTCCTGGCGCTTCGCCGCTACCAAACCCACACGGTTACGTTTCAAACCTTGCCTTGGGGTTTAAGCCTTGAGCCGGGCAAGCTTATTCGAGTCGCTAGCGAAATGAGCCCTTATCGCCCTGAGAACAATGGGGTCATTAACGATGATGGCGGCGTGATTTCTGTGATTCCATTAGCTGATGGGAACTATCCCGTGTTTTTCTGGAACCGTCAAAACGCTGTCATTCAGGAGGGCACATTAGAAATCAAGAACGGTAAGGCTACTGAGCTGTTTGGAACGGTGTTTTCTGTAAGGGGAGGCTCTAACGAAGATTCGCAGATCTATCAAATCGAGGCTCTTGACGTGAACGAGGATGGAATCGTCACGATTAAGGCCAGCAATTACGCAGTAGACTCATCAGGTAGAAGCTTGCTGGCGCTTGACACGTTGGGCGAGAACAACAACTTTGAGTTTGTCGGGGGCGATGTGGACTGATGGCATTTCCTACTATTGCGCCAACGGCAAGATCATTTGATTACGGCGACTGGCCTGTAAAGAAATTCAATTCTCAAAACGGGTCGGAGGTCAGGATTCTCTATGGAGATAAGAGGGTCAACCATACGCTTTCGCTTAATTACGAAAACATCACTGACACTCAGGCCGAACAGTTCGCGCAGCACTATTACGACCAGAAAGGCACTTACCAGACTTTTGACTTTGGCACTGCCATTTCAACAATTGGCCAAGGCTGGGAAGGCTCTTCAAACTTTTTCAATGCTGGAACGGCAGTTCAATGGCGATATGCAGAACCTGTCTCGATCACTCAAGTTCGGCCAGGCATAAGTAGCGTTAGAGTTAGCTTTATCGCTGTTGGAGTGAGCTGATGGCCAAGGTTTACACCGGCAGAGATGGTGCATTGCAGATAGCTGGCACGACTGTGGCCAAGGTCGTCAGCTTCTCGTTCCAAAGTGACTTGGAAACGCTAGAGACCACCACGTTGAGCGACAATATCCGCAGCTATGCCCCTGGCGTTGTCGGCTATTCAGGAAGCGCGTCTTTGCTTTACTACAAAGAGGACTCAGGCTCAATCAACACGACTGACCTCCTCAGCAAGCTGGTCAAAACCGGAACAGCTGGCGTTAGCTCTACAGACACGGTTGAGCTTACGTTTCGATGGATCGATGGAACGGACAACAACGACATCAAGATGACCGCATACGTCACAAGTGCAAGCATGGGCGCTACAACAGCTGACCTAGTACGAGCAGAGATTTCTTTCGTTGGCACGGGTGCGTTGTTAACCGCGTCAATCTAATGAGCGTTTATCTAGGGACATACGGGGAAGTTGAACTGCAAAGGCAGTTTGATGGTGGTGAGCTGTCTTCTGTCATTAACACAAGTGACGTTAACGTTTCCAAGAAACGTTTTAGCTTTGATTTTGAACATGGCCAACTGATAACTGGCGATCAACTGCAAATTAAAAGCACAGATGGAAGCGCCTTAGATTTTATCGATAGCTACACGGATGACAGTATTACAAGGTATATCCATGTTGACGAGCTAGATGGCGTAAGGCTTTACACGAGTTTTGCTAACGCAGTCAATGGAGGCACTGCGAACGCAGTTACGCTTGCCGCTCCAGGCAATAACATCCCAATTACGGTTGCCGTGCAAAACAGCACAGGCCGATTGCTGGCTCAAGTTAGTAGTTTTGAGCTTAATACTGAACGCGAAACCGTTGACACAACAACGCTGTCAGATGAATTTAGGAGCCGAATTAGTACGTTGATGTCTGGCTCTGGTCAGATGACTTGTTTTTGGGAATACGCTGGCAACACTGTAAACGAGCTACCGCATTATTTGTTGGAACTGGCCTTAAGAACTCGCGTTGGCAGTCAATTCAAGGCAAAATTTTACATAAAAACAAGTAACTACAACCCTGTTGGAATTTCTGGAACGGCTGACGATGATATTTGGTACGAACTGACCGGCGTGCTCACAGCTTGTGCTGTTCAGTTTTCACCTTCAGAAGCAGTCCAAATCACTGCTAATTTTATTACGACAGGAGCAATTCAGATCAGGATGAAAACTGATCCAATTAATGCCGTCTTGCAGGAAAACTCAGATCACGTACTTTTAGACCAAGATGCTGCCGCTAAACTGCTCCTAGAGACCGACCAGTAACCGCAGAGGAATGACCGCTCATGGCTGACCTAAAGATTAGTGAGCTTTCGGCCCTTACCGGAGCAAACCTAGCTGCGGCTGATGAGCTGGCAATTGTTGACAACAGCGCATCTGAAACCAAAAAAATCACAGTCAGCGACCTGATTGACTCAGGCGTTGATCTGATTTCTGCTGGCGGAATACCTGGGGCCAAGATTTTATTTGGATCCGCAGAGATTGCAGGATCTGCTCTTGCAAATAATGCAGTCACAGCAACTCAACTGGCTGACAATGCTGTTACAGCCGCCAAGATCGCTGATGAAGCAACCGTTGATCTTGTCACAACGCTGCCGGGGTCTGGTGCGTTTACCGGACAGATCGCTTTAGACACTGACGATAATAAGATTTACATCTGGGACGGTTCTGCTTGGCAGAGCGTTAAGGGCGCTGGTTCGGTCAACACAATTGTTGGTAGCAGCTCTGGGCTGGTCAATATCAACATCAGCACCAGCGGTGATCAGGTCACGATCACGCCAACGCTGGATAACACGACATCAGCAGCTCATTTCCTTGGCGGCCCCACTGGTGCTGGTGGAGCGGTTGCCTATAGGGCTATTGCTGGCACGGATTTACCTGCTGCGACGACATCAACCAAGGGCGGTGTTGTCGTCAATGGCAATGGTCTGGTGATGAGTGGCAATGAGATCCACGTTGACAACACCGTCACAGCAAACACGACTGAATTTCAGCTAACCCAATATGACGCCAATGGTTTAGTCACTGGTGGTCGTTTAGTTACAGCCTCAGATATGCCTGAAGCGGCTGCATCTACAAGAGGCGCTGTCTTTCCTGGTTCAGGTTTAACTGTTGCGTCTGGCGGTGAGCTGAATCACACCAATTCAATTACGCCTGGAACCTTTACCAAGGTCACAGTTGATGCTCAAGGGCATGTAAGTTCGGCCACAAACATTGCAGCGGCTGACGTTCCAGAGCTGGATGCAAGCAAGACAACAACAGGCGCTTTCCCTGCTGCCCGCATTCAGAATAGTTCGATTGATGGTTCAAAACTTGCTGATAGCTCTGTAACCAAGTTCGGTGGTGCGGGAGCAACTGACAATGTTGTCACCTTCCCAACGGCTGACTTTAAGGGTCAATTCTTTTACGACGAGAAAAACGAAGATCTCTACGTTCATACGGGTAACTCATTTGTTCCAATCACGGTTATTAGTGGCAACCTGATTCTTGCTGGAATCTATGACGCAAGTACCAACCTGCTTGAAAGCGTAACAACTGCTGGTTCTGCTGCTGGCTTTACGACAGGCAGTGCGTTACCAGCTCCTGCGGTCACCAACCTGAACTATTACGTTGTCGTCAGCATTAGCGGCACTGGTTCTGGTGCGGCACCTGGCGTCAGCTTGGCTCCACCAGACATGTTGGTGAGCCTTGGTACGGGAACAACGTTCAGCCTGGTTGACGTTTCAAACGCTATTGCTGGTCAGACCGCCAGTAACATTTCAGTCACACCTGCGGGAAACATTGCCGCAACTGATGTTCAGGCTGCGCTCCAAGAGCTTGACACGGAAAAGGTTGGATCTGCTAGCCCAACGTTTACGGGCAACGTCACCATCGACACGAATGGAACGATCGTCTTTGAGGGCAGTGCAGCTGATGAGTATGAGACCACACTGTCAGTAGTTAACCCAAACGCTGACCGCACAATTCTTTTGCCGAACTCCAGCGGCACACTTTTGACAACTGGTGACACAGGAAGCGTCACTAGCGCAATGATTGCGGATGGTGCAATCCTTAACGCTGACATCAATGCTTCTGCTGCTATTGCAGTCAGCAAGCTTGGCTTTGGTGCAGCGGCTCACCAGTTGGTTCAAACCAACTCATCGGGCAATGGGGTTGAGTTCACAAGCAATGTTGATGTTCCTGGAACGTTAGACGTTACTGGCGTTGCAACGTTCGACAGCACTTCAACTTTTGCAGGAATCGCGACGTTTAATGCAAACATCGTGATGGAGGGCACGTCTGTTGACGCTAATGAGCTGACGTTGACCTGTAACCCAACATCTGATGTGACGGTTACGTTGCCTGATGCTACGACGACAATTGCTGGCCTAGCAGTTGCTCAAAGCTTTACGAAGGCACAGCGTGGAGCGGTTACTGCGCTGACCGATGCGGCAACGATCGCGGTAGACCTAAGCTTGTCGAATAATTTCAGCGTCCAGCTCGGTGGCAATCGGACATTAGGCGATCCGACAAATGTGACTGCTGGTCAGTCTGGTGTGATTGTTGTCACGCAGGATGGAACGGGAAGCAGGACGCTTGCTTATGCCGGGACGAAGTATAAGTTTGCTGGGGCGGTCGCGCCAGTTTTAACGACCACGGGAGGTGCTGTTGATGTTTTGGCTTATTATTGCGAAAGTGCTACGCGCATTACAGTTACTTCATTGCTGAACGTCTCATGAGTATTCCTGGAAGCGCGTCACCGCTATTTCTTGCATCGACAGCAGCAGCAGGAGCTTACGATATACCCAGAAGCCTTAGATTTAATTCAGCAGATTCAAGTTATCTTAATCGCACGCCAAATTCTGCGGGTAATAGAAAGACGTGGACTTGGGCAGGGTGGGTAAAGAGGAGCGCATTTGACGACAGTTACCTGTTTTCTGTCCCAGACAGTGGTGGGCACTGCTCATTCATGTTTAACGGTAATACTTTAAGACTTAATCCCTTTACAGCCGGGTATGGAAGTTTTACATCAAACGCTTTATTTAGAGATCCGTCTAGTTTTTACCATATAGTTCTTGCTTACGACTCAACACTATCAACTGCTGCTGACAGAATTAAATTATATGTTAATGGAGCCCAGCAAGCATTTTCTTCTTATTCTGCCCCTACCCAAAACATTGATACACCTATCAATAACACAGTAGCTCACTATATCTCCAAGCATGCAACTCTTTCAACCTACGCTAATTTATATCTAGCAGACATCCACTTCATCGACGGTCAAGCCCTAGCTGCAACTGACTTCGGAGAATACGACGATTCAAATGTATGGCAACCGATTGCATACGCTGGAACGTATGGCACCAACGGCTTTCATCTTGATTTTTCAGATACAAGTTCCGATTCGGCGCTCGGGACGGACAGCAGCGGCGAAGGCAATGACTGGTCTGTTAATAATTTAGTTGCGGCAGG